GTTTGAAACGTACGCTAATTTGCGTATACGCGGAGCTATCATTGATAAGCTACGCGTGAACGATTGGGCACCTCGTTCGTTGCGTACTTCTTTGAAACGCATCGATGAAGCTGAAGATGAACTCACTAGTCGCTTTCAGCGCGAACCAACTGAAAGTGAAATTGCTGATGAGTTAGATGTTTCGTTGGACACTCTTTCAGAACTACGTGGGCGCGGCCAACGAACTCTCATGGGTCACCTTGATGAGGTGACAGCTTCTGAGGGTGAGATGGTGAAGATTTCTGACTTGATCGCAGATCCGTCTGCCTATGTTGATTCTGACCTCTTAGAGCCAGTTCAAGATCGCTTGGTTGAAGCGCTGGAGAATTTACATCCGGTAGAATCTGGTATCTTGGTTTTGTATTATGTACACGAGATGCCGCTAAAACAGATTGGTTCTGCATTGAGGATCACTGATGCACGCGTTTCTCAGCTTCTTGTTCAGGCGCTGGCGGCGGTGCGTCAGGCGTGCGTGAGTTAGTGGAAATGGAACCCTCCCCTCGGGCTTACTCTGAGAGAGGCGATTCTTCGCTCGATTACCCGAGGAGAGTTATGCGTCATTGGAAGTACATATATGGTATTGGATTTCTTTTTTGTATAGTTGCAGCTAACTGGGCCGTAACCAGATTTGGAATGGTCCCGGTAGGGTTTGGTTTATACGCTACTGCTGGGACGTATTTTGCTGGGGTTTCTTTTTCGTTGCGTGACTTTCTGCAAGATACAGGTGGCAAAGGTTCTGTTGTTCTTGTGATCCTACTTGGGACGCTTCTGTCTGCTATCATTAGCCCAACTTTCGCCATCGCTTCAGGTTCAGCTTTTCTTTTTTCTGAATTTGCAGACTTTGCGGTCTATACTCCGCTTCGTAAAAGATTCTGGATCTCCGCTGTATTCGCTTCTAATATTGTTGGTTCTGTAATAGATTCAGTGATCTTTCTTCAGTTGGCCTTTGGAAATATCAATGATATTTGGGGTCAGGTTCTTGGAAAGTTCTGGATGACACTTCCCTTTATTGCTGGAGTCTTTTTCCTGAAGCGGAAGAGGCAGAATCTGGACTTGGTATTGTGATCCATTATCACGGGGGACCAATAACTCCCGACAAAGCTGCGTTGATGGCATGGAGGGGTAGACATGCTTTTGTTTCTTGGGCTCATCCTGAACAGATTGAATTGATTTCTTCCGTTACGCAGTCTTTTGCTCTCGATAATGGAGCGTTCAGCGCATGGAAATCCAGTCGTATGATTAACTGGGAGGATTACTATTCTTGGTCTGAGCGGTGGTTAAGTCACCCATCTTGTGATTGGGCTATTATTCCCGACGTAATTGATGGAACGGAACAAGAAAATGATTCTTTAGTAGAAGAGTGGCCTCACGGGTTTAGTGGAGTTCCTGTTTGGCACATGAATGAATCTGTAGAGAGACTGGAACGACTTTCGGAACGGTGGCCCAGAGTAGCTATTGGTTCTACTCAGGAATTTGATGTTTCAAAACCATCAGCATGTGTCGCTCGATTGTCTGAGGTTCTCCCATCCATCACCCTATCGAATGGATTTTTGAAAACTAAACTGCATGGACTGAGAATGCTCAGTCCATACATAACCTCCCGGATTCCGCTCTCTTCCGGGGACTCCACAAACATTGCGCGAAATATCAAGATCGACAAGAAGTGGACCAGTTACGGTCCGTTCACCAAAGAAACTAGGGCACTAGTTCTGGCTGAGAGAATCGAGAGTGTCGTGACCCCACACAAGTTATTGCTGGGGTCCGAAGAATAACGTTATCCTTGTCGTAAAGTTGTTTGTTAAGAGCTTCGGGTGCTAACCAAGCTCTCTTTTTCTACGGAGGTTCCAATGTCTGAATTCCTTTCTTTCCATCTCAGTGACGACTTCCTCAAGAAGTACGAAAAGATGGAACCCGAATGGGGATTCGACATCGGTGGAGGGAACAGTCTCAGTGAACTAACCTTTATTGCGAAGTATTCACGCAAGAAAGAAGATGGTTCCAAAGAGCGTTGGTACGAGGTGTGTCAGCGATGCATCGAAGGCATGTACTCGATCCTGAAAGATCACGCAAAGTACCAGCGGACTCCGTGGAACGAATTCAAGGCGCAGAAGTCAGCACAAGATGCTTACGAGCGGATGTTTCATTTCAAGTGGACACCGCCAGGGCGTGGACTTCAACACATGGGCACCGAATACATTCATACGAATCGTAATGGGTCTAGGTTGATCAACTGTTCAGCCATCTCCACAGAGAAAATTTCAACTCATTCAGCCTATGAGGCAACGATGCCATTCGTGCGACTGATGGAAATGTCGATGTCGGGAATTGGTGTCGGGGTTGATTGTCGTGGTGCAGGAAGGATCACGCTCCATCAGCCATCTGACGAGACTGAGATTTTCGTTGTTCCCGATACCCGAGAGGGGTGGGCAGCGAGTCTAGGTAAGTTACTGGAGTCCTTTTTCTTCAAGAACCGCAAAACGGTAAAGTTCGACTATTCAGAGGTGCGTCCTGAGGGTGCCCCATTGAAGTCCTTCTCAGGAACAGCATCAGGGCCTGATCCTCTGCGGAGGATGCATGAGCAGATTTCGGAACTGCTCTCCAATCGCGAGGGAGAGTTGCTGACCAGTCGAGACATTGTTGATATCACGAACCTTACAGGCAAGGCTACTGTAGCAGGAGGAAGCCGCCGCTCCGCATTGATCTCATTTGGTGAGATTGATGATGAAGATTATGTCAACCTCAAGAATTGGGAACTTGAAGAAAATGCTAAGCGGACGGGGATGGATGGCTGGGCGTGGGCCAGCAATAATAGCGTTCTAGCTAATAGTGGTGACGATCTAAGTTCGATTATCGACAAGATCGCTATCAATGGTGAACCAGGAATCTTGTGGGTTGATCTCATGCGTAAGTATGGGCGTTTAGAAGATGTCCCAAATGATCGTGATTACAGGACTGGCTTGACAAATCCATGCCTTAGTGGTGACACGTTGATTGCTGTTGCTGATGGACGAGGGGCTGTTCCGATCCGTGAACTTGCTGAGTCTGGCGACGATGTTCCGGTGTATTCGATGGACCCTCGAACTGGGATGGTTGAGATTAAATGGGGTCGCCATCCGCGCTTGACTCGTTCCCAGACACAAGTAGTGCAGGTTTCTCTTGAGGGTGGGGGAGATATACGCGTTACCCCAGACCATAAGTTCCCGACTCTGAATGGAACTAAGGCAGCTTCTGAGTTGCAGGTTGGAGACCGTCTTGTTGAGATGAAGTCGGACCGGACTGGATCATATGAGCATGACCTGCTGAGCGTTACGACCCACGAAAAATGCGTCTATGCTTTGCGAGATTGCGAGGGGTGCGGAAAGCAATTTGCTGCCCCCTGGAACCAGAGAGAGCGAGCCTTTTGTTCAGATGACTGTACTGTTGATTACAGTGAGGTCTGGGACCACTTTATCGGCTCGGCGCACGATATCCCTTTGGAGAGCAGGTATGTAGTTTCTGTGACCAATCTGGATACCCCGGAAGATGTGTACAATATCACTGTTGATGATCATCATACTGTAGGGATTGTCACGTCGCTTAGTCACAATGAACTAAGTGGTATCTTTGTAGCACAATGCGGAGAGATCGGTTTGGAGGGGGGCGGGGAACTCTGTAATCTGAGTGAACTATACCCTATGAACCATGATTCTATAGAAGATTTCAAGCGTACAATAAAGCACGCTTACATGTACTGTAAGGCAGTAACCTTGCTTCCTACTCCTTGGATGGAGACGAATGAGATAATCATTCGTAATCGTCGTATTGGGGTCTCTATGACTGGTATTGCTGAGTTCGTAGAGACACGAGGGTGGTCTGAGATTAAAGATTGGATGGACGTAGGGTATAGGCATCTTGTCGAACTTGATAAGTCTTACTCTGAGTGGTTGGGTGTTCGAGAGTCCATTAAACTATCGACAGTAAAGCCTGCTGGATCAACAAGTCTGCTCGCAGCTACGACTTCTGGGGTTCATTGGCCTACTACTTCTGGTCACTTTATTCGGCGCATTCGATTTTCGAAGGTAGATCCGTTGGTGGACTTACTCGCTGCTGCTGGTTACCGGATTGAGGATGACAGAAATGATCCAAAGACAACTGTGGTAGCAGAGTTCCCAACGACTGGTGTCAAGGTTCGTTCCGAACGCGACGTGAGTGTATGGGAGAAAGCTCAGTTAGCTGCCCTAGCTCAGCGATACTGGAGCGATAATCTTGTGTCTTGCACGCTTTCGTTCACGAAGGCCGAACAGGATAGTTTGGGTCCGCTTTTGGCGTCTATGGATGGACAACTTAAGAGCGCGTCATTTCTTCCTATCGATGAGTCTGGGACAACCTATGAGCAAGCTCCGTACGAACCACTAGATAGCGATGTGGCTGTCCAGATGCAGAAGAAGATTAAGCCCCTGAACACAGCGAAGCTGTACGCTTCCGGAATAGATGCTAAGGACGAGAAGTTCTGTAATACAGATTCTTGTGAGATCTCGTTTGGGTGATAGATTTGTGACTCGGGTGAGGCAGGTATGATGTAACTATGTCTAATCTCGACTGGGACCCGGATCGACAGCAACATAACTTCTTTGACCGTGAACAGGTTTACCGTACCATTTCAGAGTATTGCGATAGGTACGGGAACCTGACGGTCACTCAACGGGAGCTTGCTCCTGTTATCGGGTGCTCGTATCAGGCACTCTCAGAGATTTTTTCTGAGTTCATCGAAATGAAGATGATCGAGAAGAGGCACAAGAAGTTCCGTTTATTGTATGACCCTGACGATATTCCGTGGGGGCCAACGTTCAATAAACTGCGTGACGCTTACCGAAAATCGGAATTCAGTCGTTATCGGGTAGATTATTCCTCTAAGGAGCTAAAATGACACTAGAGCCGCTAGTCGTAACTCTTATCTTGACTCTCGTTTTGCCAGTTATTATCGGCCTTATCACAAAGGCGGGGGCTTCTGCTGCGGTCAAGAACACTGTTCTTGTAGTGACTACTGCTGTAGCTACGTTAATCAACACGAATCTGACTGCTGACGGTGTAGCTGTCATTTCGTGGGAGACGTTTGCTTACTGGGGTATTGCTACTCTGGGTACTATTGCTGCGTACCTTGGGTTCTATAAGCCAGTCGAGGCTAATGATCGTCTCTTCCCTGATGCTGGGATTGGGTCGAACTTTGATCACTGATATCAAGATAGGATCTTTGCCTGTCTGAAAGTAAAGGTGGTTTAGGTGGCATCTTCAGCACAAAAGAGGGGTTGGGGGCCAGGTTGGCCTGCTGATCGATCAACTCAGATGGTTTGGGTGCGAGCCCCGATTTCTGGGGCTAAATGGCAAGTACATCGTGAAGTGGCACCAATTCTGGCCTACATCATTTCTGAGGCTGAGAGTCGGGGGTACCTGTTCGATTATGGCCCTAAGGATATCGATGATGACTGGGGATACTCTAATCGTCCCATTCGTGGCACTAGAACCCCCAGCAATCACAGCTGGGGGCTAGCTGTAGATATTGATGCCCAGAAGTACCCACAGGGACAACGTAAGAAAGTTCCACCAAGTTGGCTCATCGCTCTATTCGGTCAGTGGAAGTGGGAATGGGGAGGTGGGTGGTCATACAGTGACGCGATGCATTTTGAGTTCGTCGGGACACCGTCAGATGCTCGCCTTCTAGTTTCTATGCTTGCAGCCTCTCACATGCAGGCCAGGCCGGTTCCTGTCCCAGTAGGGACACCATCGCCACAATCACCACCCCCACCTCCGGGAGGAAAACCAATGCAAATCGTTCATGTTCCAGATTCTTCCAAGAATGTCAATCCTGACACTTGGTTCATTACCGACGGAATTGAGGCGCGGCCGTTGGCCCAAGGCGAACCTGAGTGGTACGTAATGTCAGGACTCATCCCTCGTCCCTCTATCGTTGACGGGAAGATTCGTCCCGTGCCGATGCCGTGGGCCTCTTTTTCTAAGCTGCGTCGGTAATGTCTATTACTGTTCGTGACCAAGTAGGGGTTCCGGCAAATTTCGTCCCAGAAAAGTGCCCGGATCTCACCTCCGAACCTTTCAGTTCTGGCCCGTGGTTGGAACGCTGCGACGGGTGGGGCGTAGATCAGGAAAGAACTTCCGCCCTGTCACGATCAGATGTCGACGTAGAAATTCAGATCAGCCCCCCTAAGGGCGTGTGGGAGGGGGCGGTTACAGGGATGCCCTATCAGCTAGTGGGGTCCTCTGTCACCACGGTATGGGACCTAGCTCGGCCGATCACATGGAACTGGTTTACTCCGACCATGCCGACAACGCAGGTCCCCCTACCACCAGTGGTACGTCGAGAGGGTGATCCTGGGGGAGCATGGGATCGACATGCATACCTCCTTGATCCCGGTAAAGTCCTGTGGGAGATGATTCAGTTAGATTATTCCCCGATGAATCGTTGGAGAACATGGTGGCAATGTGATTGGACGGTCGGATACGACGGCGGTGGGCATGGGATTGCTCGTTGGGACCTGACAAAGCCTTGGAATGCCAAGGGTCAACCCGGTGGGGTAGTGGCTGCAAATATCCCCCATATGCCACATTTTATTCGCTACGATGAATTGAATCGTGGCGAAATCAAGCACGTCATGTTCATGGCGCTTGGGAATTATTCACCAGAGGTGACCGGGTATGCTCGGGCCAGTGATGGGTCAGCAAAGCAGCATCCCTGTAGGGGCGGGGAGCGTCTACGTCTCCCTCTCGATGCCGTGAAGCGATTTGCGGAGGGGACGGCTGAGCGTGTGGTAGCTGAAGCCATGAACCGTTACGGGATCGTGGTGGGCGACCGTAACGACTGGGGTGGTTCAGCGACAGGCAAGGCCGGGTCGATCGCTGTGGCTCAGGACCCTCGAATCACAGCCATCTGGCGGGGAATGAACTTGCGCCTGTCGGACCTTGAAGTGGTGCGCCTCTGATCCTTGACTCTCGGTCTGGGGTTCGGCTATCCTCGTCGCCATGAGTGAAACATTTGAGGCACTGACAGAGGTTATGGTGGACCGACTAGAGAAGATGGGTCTTTACGTTGAGGCTGTAAACGTAGAGGGTATGCCCATGTCAGAGGAGGTCCATGATTCGATCATGGCTGGAGACATTTCTGATCGTGAAGCTTTGCGGTCAGGTGTGGCAGATTTCCATATGATGGTATCTGCTCGCATTGGTGACGTGGCGTGGTCTGATCGGGTACTTCATCCTGAGGCGCACCGGCAGAATGTAGAGTTTGAAATGATGGTGCCTGAAGAAACTGAGATTCGGGCTGATGAGATCAAGAAGGATCTGTTTGAATGGTAAGTTACAAGTCTACTGTTGGAATCATGTGGGTGGCAGCGTCTGCGATTGTGGGCGTTATTGTTTTGACGTGTTTGTTGGTCGCTCTATCTTCGGGGGCTGGGGCATGTGGGTACGATAAGTGTCATTCGACTACGACACATAAGCCGACTACCACTGTTCGTCCTACGACGACCGTGAAGCCCACGACGACTGTTCGTCCCACAACAACCGTCAAGCCCACAACAACGGTTGCCCCTTCAACGGTTCCCTCGACAACCACATGCCCTTATGAGTGTGAGTCGATGGGTGAAGATACGACTGTTCCCCCGACGATTTCGGCCACATCCATTCCCGAGCGAGTTTCCGATCATGGAGCGCCACTCAAGTTCACTGGTTGATGGAAAGTGAGTCACCTTAGGGTTGCTACCATCCCGGTATGGAGCTTTCCGAGGGAATCGACCTAGACATTGACCTAGAGTTCTGGTCCCCAGAAGCCTTCTTTGCTGACAGGTTGGAGGTGTTCAGGGCGGTGTCAGAGTCGAAAGAGGTTTACGGGTCTCTTGATCCGGATACCCAAGAAGCTGTTGCTAGCATGGTGCAGAGGGCACTATTCCTTGCCGCTGATACGGTACAGGAATGGTTGCCTTCTGCTTTTTTGGTTGAGGAGCTAGATCAGGCGTTAGTGATTCAACTGAAGCTTTTAAACTCGCAAGTGCGAGCAGAGATAGCTGACCGCAAAAAGTACACGTCTCAACGCATCCATGAGATCAAAGAGGATCTTCGTCACGATCTAGAAGATCTTGGTGACCTGTGATTATCTTAGGAGTTGATCCGGGGCTATCGGGTGCGTTAGCATGGTTGAATGACGGGGAACTGATTGAGGCTGTCGATATGCCGGTGGTAGCTGGATCTGTCAATGCTCCAGCGTTTTCGGAGTGGCTTGATGAACATAGCTATTTGCGCCCTGATATGGCTGTAGTTGAGAAGGTTCATTCTATGCCAGGTCAAGGGGTAGCCTCCACTTTCAAGTTTGGTGCCTCATACGGGTGCGTTCTGGGCATACTTGGGGTATCAGGTATTCGGGTGGAGCACGTTACGCCGAATCAGTGGAAGAAGCATTTCAACCTCATAGGTAAGGAAAAGGACGAATCTCGAAAGTTCGCTCTCGATCGTTGGCCGACTCAGTCGGGACTCTTTTCTCGAAAGAAGGATCATGGTCGGGCTGACGCTGCACTTATTGGGCTTTGGGGGCATAGCGTGGTGGGCACATGAGGGACGCATTTGGAGAAGATCTATCTTTAGGTGATCGAGTTTTTTGTATTGTCGGGTTCGGATCAAGCCAGACACTTTACGCAGGGATCGTTGAAGAGTTTGTAGGGAACTGTGTTAGGGTCCTCATCGAGAGGGTTCCTGATATTCCTGGGGATTCGTGGCTGAAGACTCTAGAGGGTCAAGAGAAACGTGTCTGCGTTCCTCATAGGTTGGCAAAGGTGAAGGCATGAAGCTTATTGTTGGGTGTCCAGTTTCTCATCGTGAATGGATTTTGGATGAATGGAACCAACACGTTCTTTCGGCCGTCTATGCGTTAGACGAGGACGTTGACCTTTCATATTGCTTCTTGGCTTCTGACAAGGATCTGGGAACGGTTGAGAAGCTGGTCGATTTCGACACTTATAGCGACGTGATCATTTCATCAGAAGATGAACGTGAGGATCGACGTACGTGGAGTCAGTCACGTTACGAAGATATGGTTTACTATCGGAACGCTCTTCTTGAGCGTATCAGGTTCCTCAAGCCAGACTTTTTTCTGTCTCTTGACTCAGATATCTTGCTGCATCCAGAGGCCCTTAAATCGGCGTTTACGGCCTTTAGGGACGAGGTTTGGGCTGTAGGGCTGCGGACCTATATGACTGAACGCAGCACAAGCCATCCAAGCATGGGGATTTGGGTAGATCAGCAGCATCGGCGTTACTATCGCGTCGATAGTCGAGACATTACTAGTTGCGATATTATCATGGCAGCTAAGCTAATGAAGCCGGAAGCCTACAATGTGGACTATAAGCTTCACACTTATGGCGAGGATATGGGATGGTCTCTTGGGGTTACTGAAGCTGGTGGGAAACTGTGCTACGATGGTCGTGTCGCAAATAAGCACGTGATGGTTCGGGAACAGTTGAATTTTGTGGATGAAAGAGTCGGATTTTGATCGATGTCCAGTTGGTGGTCGTCAATTACCACACGTACGGCCTCTTACAGAAGTTCATTGACTCCTATATCGAGTTCACTCCATCCTGCTCATCAGCGTTGATGGTTGTAGATGTTGAGTCCACAGACGAGATGGAGAAGGTTCGAACCTATGATGCTGAGGTAGTCAGGGAGTATTCCAATATTGGGTATGCGAGGGCGTGTAACTGGGCCGGGTACCTGACGACGGGACGCAGCAGAAACCTTGCATTTTTCAATGCCGACACAGCATTTAATAACCCTTACTGCATAGACGAGTGCGTAGAATATCTTGACCTTCATGACGATATCGGGGTAGTGGGGCCATTGCAGTATTCTACGAATGGCAAGGTTACGTCTGGCGGAGTTTTCGGGACTTTCGACAATCCGAAAGATCGCAACTTTCACTCCCAGAACATCGACGCTTGTCGCAATGACGAAAGGGCTGTGTACGTGTCGGGGTCAGCGTTCTTCACGAAGAGGGTTCTCTGGGACTCCCTATCTGAATGCCCTCCATTCAGGGAAACCTACCCACGGGCAATTGGTGGGTTTCCTACAGTCCCCCATTTCCACGAAGAGTCTTCGTACTGCTATCACGCACATCAGCATGGGTATGACACGGTATTCAAGGGAACCTCTGAAATGATCCATTTGTGGCACCAGTCCTCTCTTCCCGGTTCGCAGGGAGAGAAAGAGAGAATCGGACGAGAATCCTTTCTCCAGTTCCGTAGCCGTCATGATCAGTGGATGGGAGTCTGATGGTAGATCTACATATTTCAAGACAGACGAGAGATGCGGTTCGTCAGGGTGCTATCCGATCCTCGGATCTTCTGGCCGAGATGATCGTTGATCTATTTTCCCCCGTTAGCACTTTAGATGTCGGCTGTGGGGAAGGATATCTACCCCAGGCTCTACGCAATCTTTCTGTGGACGCTATGGGGGTGGACGGTGACGATATTGGCTGTGATCTAGTTGTTGATCTAGCGAAGCCTCCGTATCCGGATCTTGGAAGAGCTTTCGACGTAGTTTCGTGTCTCGAAGTTGCTGAGCATGTTCCTGCCGCTCATGCAGCGGATCTAGTGGCATGGCTGTGCCAGATGGCCCCTATTACTTTCTTCTCGGCAGCTATTCCTCATCAGGGTGGCGATGGGCACATCAACGAGCAACCGCCAAAGTATTGGGTTGATCTGTTTGCTGAGCATGGTCGTGTCGGTTCGGGGTCTCTCAGGGCTGAGATTTGGGAAGATGAGCGGATCGAATCATGGTACCGACAGAACCTTCTAGTTTTTGCTGAACCAGACGTGTTGGATGTCGTGGGGTTGAAGGAGGACGGTTGCCCTTACCTAGTACACCCTGTCATTTGGGGTTGGTACAGGCATGATTGATATTGTTACAGTCGCTCATAGCGATGACTACATAAAACTAGCTGATCGACTCTACTGGCAGATAGACGCTTTTGAGAGGGATTTCACGTTCTCCGTTCATGATAACCGTACCAATAACGTTGGGTTCGGTGCCGGATGTAATGCCGCAGCTTTTGGTCCTGAGCGTAATGGGGAGATCATCGGGTTCTTGAATCCAGATGTCACGGTAGATGGGCCGTTCATTCATCTCGTTCGTCAGACGATGTCTGATCTTCAAGTGGTTATTACGGGCAACAGATTCGGTAAGCCAGCTATCGAGTTGCGGGAGTGGGGTGTAAAGGATTGGGTGTGCGGGGCCACTTTCTTCGTTCGCCGCGACTGGTTCACCCTCTCGGGCGGGTTCGATCCCCGGTACGTGTGGGCTTGGGAGGAAACGGATCTCATTCGCCAAGCTGAGTCACAGGGTTTGAAGGTCAAGTCGATAAACCTTCCTCTGGCTCACGCCAGTCCATCTAATGACACTAACGATGATGCCTCGTATAAGGTGCATCATTTCGAGGCGGGAAAGAGAGCCTTCTACGAGAAATGGGGCAGTGATGCCGTCAAGTTTTGTTGATTCCGTCCCACCCACTATCAAGACGATCATCAGTTTAGATCCTGAGAGGGTAATCGATGTGGGTCCGGGCTGGGGTAAGTACGGCTTGATGTGCAAAGAGTATCTACCTAACCTTCAGAGGGTGGAAGCTGTAGAAGTCAGAGAAGGTTACCGGCATACACAGGACTGCATCTACAGCAAGGTAATTGTCCGTGACGTAAGGGATCTTCCAGAGGACTTTTGGGAACCGTATGATCTTGTTTTGATGATCGATGTTATCGAACACATGGAGAAGGAAGAGGGGCAGATCCTACTGAAGAACATTGTCAACTGTTGGACGTCTGTGCTGGTTTCTACCCCAAAGATATTCGAGGAACAACACGATCCCAGTAACCCGTATGAGACTCATGTCTCTCATTGGGAATGGGACGATTTCTGGTATCCGGGGATGGGTGATGTTGACAAGATTGATTCATCGACCATTGACTCTGTGATCATTACGTTGGTGCCCGTATGATTTTGTTGGTGATGACAGATGGACGGGGCCATTACCTTAGAGAGACTTTGAAGTCTCTGGATGAGCAGGTAACGGCCCCGTTCTCTCATCGAGTGATCCATGATGATTCTCAGAACCCTGAGTATAGGGACTACCTGAATAGGTGTTACCCTGACTATGAGGTGTTAAGTCCGTCAACTAAATGTGGTTTCGGCGGATCGATTCAGTCGGCGTGGACCCATCTTCGAGGAATTCCCGGAGAGTTCGTTTTCCATCTGGAGGACGACTTTATCTTCAATGAACCAGTCAACTTGTCTCACCTTGCTCATATTCTAAGCCACCATGAGTACTTAGTCCAATTAGCTTTGCGTCGACAGGCGTGGAATGACGCCGAAGTTTCTGCTGGTGGATTAATCGAATTGAATCCCCAAGCCTACGAGGACCGTACCGACGGATTGTTCGATTGGTTGGAGCACAGACTTTTCTTTACCACGAATCCGTCCGTTTACAGACGCGAACTTTGTTACTCAGACTGGCCTTCTGGACAGCATTCTGAGGGGGTGTTCACTCACCACCTATTAGAAGATCCCAATTTGAAGTTTGGGTTTTGGGGCACAAGAGACTCTTCGCCTTCCGTAAATCATATTGGGGCGGTCAGGACTGGTGAGGGGTACTGATGAAGATTGTTGGCGTTTCAATGGTCAAAGATGAGGCCGATATCATTGGTTTCACTGTAGCGAACCTTCTGGATCAGGGAATTGATCATTTGATTATTGCCGATAATCTTTCGTCAGATTCGACCCCAGAGACCCTTAAGAGGATTCAGGCTGATGGGCATCCGATTTCTCTAGTTGAAGACAAGGAGGTCGGGTATTACCAGTCTCGCAAAATGACAGATCTAGCGACTACTGCTTTTGAGCAGTTTGATGCGGATATAGTTGTCCCGTTTGATGCTGATGAGTATTGGACGGGTCGCAAGCGTTCTCTTAGAGAGGCGCTAGAGGGGACTGTCTCGGACATTATTGGGGTACCCTTGTTCAACTATTTCCCTACATCGCGAGACGGAGTCGATCAGAATCCCTTTAAGCGTATCCAGCGTCGGGATAAGAAACGAGCCCCGCTTTACAAGGTTGCTGTTCGTCATATCCCTGGCTTGAAGATTATGCAGGGGAATCATTCGGCTGAAGGTGAGGGAACATACGAGATTTGCCATAACGCACTTATTGGTCATTTCCCGTGGCGTTCCTATCAACAGTTCGAGAACAAGGTGAGGAACGGCTATGAAGCGTACAGGGCTTCTACCTTGCCGAAGGAAATGGGTTCTCATTGGCGTTCTTATGGGGAACTGTTGGAGAATCACGGCCCGGACGGACTGCGCTCTCATTTCGAAGAATGGTTCTTTGATCCGGCCATAGAACTGGATCTGGCCCCTATTGGGGCTGAAAGATGATTTCCGTTATTGTCGGAACTTTTGGTGACCCCCTCTGGAAAGAAAAGGCTCACCGGGCTCTAAGTTCTGTCCGAGCCCAAACTGTGAAACCAGCATCGGTTCACGCGATCCACGGAGTTTCTTTGGATCAGGCTCGCAATCAGGGGGCTGAGTGGGCGCTGGGGGAATGGTTGCTTTTCCTGGATGCAGACGACACTATTCGCCCGGAATTCTTGGAGGCGATGAGTCAAACGATCTCTAGCATTGGTGATCGGAATGTATTGTTGCAACCGAGTCACGTCTGTAACATCGACACTCCTATCGGTAAGGCTGGGGTCGTTTCTATGATTCCCCCTACCGACATCATGCTTGGGAATTACCTGATTATTGGCACTCTGGTTCGTAGGGAAACCTTTCTAAGGGTCGGCGGTTTCAGGGACCTTGAGATGTATGAAGATTGGGACCTCTGGATCAGATGTATTCGGGATGGGGCTGAGGTCATTCAGGTTCCTGAGGCGGTGTATGAGATCACGTTCAGTACTGGTTCTCGCAATGAACCTTCTGAGGCGGAGAAACGTCGAGTAGCGGATTCGATTCGTTCCAGGTATCGATTTTCCTGAATTTCGTTCTAATCCCCTGTGTTAGAATGTCTCAGTAAATCAGCCACTAACGTCGTTATTGTGGTACTGGAGGAATAGTGGTTGCAAAAAAGACAGAATTTGATATTGCTGACATCATCGACAATGAGGAAGATGAGTCAGAAGATATCTATGTTACTGGCCCATCCGGGTCCACCTATCAAGTCTACAATGATCTTGAAGCCGAGCATTATAAGCAGCTTTCTGAACGCTATCAGGAAGACAATGTTTTTGCGAACGTTTCTGACATTCAGGAACTCGATCGTATTATCATGATGGAACTTATGGCCTATCGCTGGGGTTCCTGGCTTCTTCAGGAGAAAGATTACGAAGGTAAACGGGTTAACCCTCAGGAATTGCAGAAGTCTATAGCGGCGTATTCTAAAGAGATTCGGGAGATCAAGAAGGATCTCGGGATGGATAAGAGTACTCGTGACAGGGATCAGGGGGAAAACTTAGCGGCTTATGTTGAGAACCTTCGGGTTCGAGCCAAGGAGTTCGGAATTGTTAGAAACGAACAGGCGATCAAAGCTATCAATATCTTGATGGAACTCCGTGGGCATCTTACTCTCTGGAAAAACTCTAACGAGTCTGAGCGTCGAGAGTTCAATGCGAACCTTGAAGATATTGTTGCATGGTGCGAAACAAAGTTTGATGAGTTCGATGAGATTGATGCTGCGCTGAGAGAAAAGCAGAAGTATTGGATTCACGAAATCGCTAAGGGTTGATGATGGCTGCAAAGAAAAGTTGGGAAGATCGATTTGAGGCGATGGTGAAAGAGTTCCCGTCCATCGAAAACTTCAATTGGGCGCAAGCTATTTATCGGGACACAGAACTGTTCACAACGCTTTTAGGTGATGTGATCAAGGCTACCGGGGATTCTAGTCGCCCAGGGAAACGTCCACCTTTGTCGAGAAATGAAGCTATCGAGAAGTTGAATCAGGTGGCGGCTGAAGACTTTACAGAGTACGAGTTTTGTGATGCGTTCAGAGGTTTGTGTGCTGGAAAATCTGTAAGGGGTGTTGCTGCAAAAACGGGCTTGGACCGCAACATGGTGCATGGACTCATGACAGGAAGCCGAACCCCTTCGTTTCAATCTATGGAGATTATTGCTGCGGCATTCAGCAAGGACCCTAGCTTCTTTCTAGAATATCGGGTGGGCTATATTCTCAGTGTTGTCAGCAAGTTTCTGTATGATTCACCGGAAACAACCTCGTTGTGGTTTGA